GCCTGCTGCAGTTGCAGCTTCTGGCGGTTGATTTGCGTGTTCTCTTGCTGCTTTTGTTGATCCAAAGCCAGGCGCTGCTGGTCGATAACAATCTTGGCTTGGTCATTTTGAGCACGTTGTTGAATCTCAGCCTCTTTGAGCTTGACCAACGGATCAGGCCCCTCGTTGCCGCCAGCCATTGTTTCCTGCATTGTGCGAACTTCTTGCATGTACACCGCGATCTTGATCGCAACCATGCCTTCTTTCTGGATAGCAGACACCATGCCGTCCGGGTCGTTGCCATAGGCCTTGAACAAGTCCACTTCCACATCCTCTTCTGCCTTCAGGCGCATGTGTTCCAGAATGTGCTTTTGCAATTCGGTCGCCGCGAGTGGGTTGGCATGCAAAATAGGCGAAAGACCCATCATCAAGTGGGTTGCGATGTGCGCGTCGTGCTGCTGGCCGGCAAATGCTTTGAGCTTCATCCCATTGAGCACGTCACTGTTCTCCGACGCTGGGTCGCGAGGCGAGTTGGTGTTTTGAGGCAGCAGCACACCGTCGATGTCGCGGATGTTGAGCGCTGCATACATGCGGTAGTAGGCCTCGTACATGTTGTGCATGTTCGGAGCGCTTTGGGCCAACTGCAACTGCATCTGCGCGATCTGAATGCGCTGTGCGGAGCTGAAAATGTTGGGGTCAGCAACAGGCTGCACGCTGACCATGGTGTTGAAGTCCGCCTTCTTGATCTTACGGCTGGCACCTGGGACCTCGTAGGGGTACTCGTCGGGCATGTACTGGCCAAAGCCCTCGAAGAGCAGGCGGAACTCCAACGTCTGTGCGTAATGCAGTCGCTTGTGGATGCTGGACATGACCATGGAGCCGCGCTCGAGCAGTGCCAAGGTCGTTCCCACCTGTGCATACTGGTTGCCGTCGCCCACCTGCATGTCTGCGGTGCTGGACAAGCGTTTACCAGAGTCAACCAAGAAGCCCATCAGCGCAAACAGCACCTGACTAGGCTCTTTGTACGGCAATGGCAGCAGCGAAGCAGAAAGTTCCGCGCCACCTGCGTCAATGTCTCGCCATTCACCCGGCTGGATGGGGTCGGAGTCGTCCGCGATCCGTGCTCCTTTGGCCTTGAAGCCTGCAGGCAGGTTGGCGAGCGTTCCGGCGTCGATCAACTGGCGCAAAGCGCTTGTTGCGGCCTTGCCCAGGCCCCCGATAAGGTGCACAAAGCCCAAACCATAGGCTCCAGGGCCTTCGACCAGCACGTAGTGGACGTAATAGTTGCGGCGCAGGCGCTTTTCGTCGTTTTCTTTCCAATTTCGACGGATTCCAACGACTTTTAAGCTGTCTTCTACCAATGTGACGACGTATGGGAGCTTCACACCTGTTGGTTTGCCGTCTTCGTCTGTATCTTCAAAGCCTGGAATGTCTAAATCGACCAATTGCTCCAGCAAAAACACCTCTCCCACGTCCGTGGTGGGCTGAATTCCCGTGACTTTGTCCACTGCAGCCTGAATTTGGCTTGGATCGGTGGGCGTAGCATACGTATCCGCCACCACATCCAGATATTCGCCGGCTACCGCGCGTTTTTTGTACTCGTTGGAGTCCATCGCAATGCGGTGCGTGAGCCGTGGGCACTGGGACACGACGCTTGATCCGTTGTACGGGATGTAAACGTCGTCTGCCAGGCACAATTTGGACACCATGCGGCCCAATTGGTAGTCGTAATAGACCTTTTTGAAGGTCGAACCACCGTAGCCAGTGTAAAAAAGCTGCTGATCGAACTCCGGTGTGTACTCTTCCATCACCGTGGTGATCTGGTAGTTCATGAAATCCTGCACACGACCAGCTTGCTGGAACTTTTCGACCGTTTCTTTGCCCATGATCTGGCTGCGCACAGGGCCACCAGCAGGCATAAGCTCTTTGAAAGCCTGTGCTTGGAACTGGATGATGGCCTCAGTCAGCATGGGATGCGTTGCACCGGCCGCGCCACGGAAGGGTTTGGTGCGCTCTTCCATGCGAAAGCCCAAAAGGTCCAAGCCCTTGGCATACATGGACTCCCAATCGGAGCGAGAGCCCTTGTCAGCTTCAAACAAGGCTGACACTTCAAGGCCCACTTTGACCAAGTCGTCTGGATCAATGACCTCCGCCAAGTTGGCGTAGAAGTCCACTTCCTCGGCGTCCTGCTCGCCCATCTCTACGATGGCTCCACCGTCCTCTTCGATGATGATTTCAATGTCCGACTCGGGCTTTGGAATGCCTCCGCCGATGACCACCTCGAGCATAGGCAGTTGGTTCAGTGCTTTTTCGATTGCCATGTGTGTTCCTTAGCTGTGGGCCTTGATGAAAGCCGTGTTTTTGTCGACCATACCGCCCTTGGCGTATGGTACCGCGTCTTGCATCCCCGGCGTGATGTCGATGTAGCGAACTGCTTCTTTTCCGCCACCCAAATGCTTTTCTTTGTACCGATTGGCCAGCTGCTGCGCCTCCTCCAAGCTGTTGGCATTCTGGTTAATAATTTCGGTTGACCCGTCAGCCCTTAGGCCCAAGACGGTTGTGTCGGTAAAGTTTCCTCGCCCAACAATATAGTCAACATAGGCGGGGGCGCTGGTTTGCGTTCTAATGTTTGTCTCGCCTACCTGCGTACCGTATTTCTTGGCCTGCTTTGCAAGGAAAGCGGGGTAGATTTCATCATAGTACTTCTTCATGCCTTCGCCGCCGACTTGAAGGTTAACGCCATCTAGCCTCCTCACCTCAGCCAAATCAGGCTCGATCTTAGGGTCGAACTCGTTTACACCTTGTTTATTCAACATCTTTTGCGTGAGTTCTTTTCCTACGATGCCTTCTAGCTCCTTTACGGAGTAGTCCCCGTTCAGCACGTTTCGGCCTTCCGTTGAAATGACATTGATGTAAAAGCCTTTCTTTGTGGGCTCATAACTAATGTTATCCACCTGCTTGCTCAAGTCAAAGCGCGCTGTTTGCTGCTTGCCAGTAGTCAGGCCTACCCTGTCGTAGCCGTTATCAGCGGCATATTTCAGCGCGCGCTTCAAGGCCAGTTGGTGCCACGTGTCCTTGAAGGGGGCGTCGGGTACAGCCGCCCTTCGCTTGTTGCTGGCTCTCACAAACTGCTGCTCAACTTCTCTGGCATCTTCTAGCAAGGGAAAAATTTCATCCTGCCTTGCGCGGTTGGCATTATTTGCATTGAACTCATTTAGCAACTCTCTAGAGCGGTCACGAGCAGCGACATAGGCGGGATCGTTGTAGTCCACTGCCGGCATGTCGCTCTTGTAGCCTTTGTCACGCCCGGCCTGATGCCAGTCAGACTGCAACTCTTCAATCAACAGCATTTTCTTGCCGTCGGCATCCACGCGGTCGTTGACCCGCATGTGGGCCAAGATGTTGGGCTCGTCAAAGTGGGAAGATGCAAAATCTTTTGGCGTTGTACTTTCAATTCTTCTTGCTTCAGCAGCAACAGCATCCTTCTCCGCTTCGGATAAAAACCTCATTTCTTTGCCAAATAGTTTGTTTGCAATGTCGCCAGTTGTTGGACTTTGTTTTGGCAGTGTCAGCAAAATCTCACGATAGTTTTCGCCGCCAGGAAGCTGGTATTGGTCAAATTTGGTCTTTGTGTTCAAAGCGTTTTTAGCTGCCTCATAGGCTTTTAAATAGCTGCTTGCTGCGCCTTGAAACTCAATTGGAAACTGGTTTGGGGCGGTTGTTCCGTCCTGCAAAGCATAGAGAGCTTCGTCCGAAAATACTTTGCCTTGCGTGCCCTCAAGCCTGATCGACGAGCCGTCTTGCGCGTTTATTAAATTAACCAGTTTTCCGGCGGCTTCCTGCTCTTTTTTTGCGGCTTGGTCACGCATGTTTCCAAGCTGCACTTCTTTGACGTCAAGCCGGTTGTTGGCAATGAAGTCTTGAACCTCTTCCCGCGTTGCTTTGGGCTTGCTCTTCAAGAACTCGTCCAGGCCCATGGCCGACAGCTCTTCCTTCTTGACATCAGGGGCCTTCATCAAGTCGTTCAAGAACGCCGCGCCTGAGCCTTCTTTACGGGGCAGGTTGAGCGCCGCTTGCTCCGCTGCGGAGTAAAACCCCAAGCCAGAGGCGGGGGCAGGCTTCTTTGCCGGACCCTGAGGCGGAACCGCGTAGCTTGCGCCAGGCACAGAGATTTGGCGGTTGTACTGCAGGAAGTCATCCGCAATGTTGGCCCCCTGTGCTGCCATCGCTGTGGGCCGTGCAAGGGACGCCATGGCCGCGCCGCCTGGTGCGGGGGCCAGTTTCAAGTCTTCAGCAATCTTGCTCAGCGCAGCCAAATTCTCCTTGCCCGACTCTGAGCGCGGCACATAGGTGTTGCGCTCAATGAAGTCCGCCGCTTCCTTGCTGGCAATGCTGGCACCCTTGCCTTCTGCAAACTGCCCGCTGGTCAAACCCTTGTAAATGCCACGGGGCATGCCCACGGCAGCAGCCACTGCGCCCGTGCCAAGCGTCACGGCCGGCTCAAGCACTCCCATGATGCGATCCGTCGGGTCGTTTGCACGGGAGATTTTTGTGGCTCGGGGCATGTTAGGCGAGACAAAGGCTGGGCGGCTTGCCGCTTCTCTTTCCGCTGCCTCCTGCTCTGCAAGGCGCTCAATTTGCTGTGGAGTCAGGCCCTCGCTCTCCTCCACAGCATCAAACTTTTTTGCTTCACCACCGTCCTTGAAACGCCTCTTGGCCAAGGTGTTTTTGGCCAGGCTTGATTGCTCCAAGGTCGGCGCGCCAAAGGTGTCAGCGGATAGGCCACGGGCCTTGTTCTTGATAGCCTTGATCTGCAGCTCATACGCCCGAACAAGGTCATCCATCTGCTCGCGCGCAGAGCCCTTGGGCTTGTCTTTTTCCTCCGCTGGAGTGGACGACGTGTCAAGAACCATCTGCTTGGACTTGGACAGCGGGGCCACCGTCAGGTTCATCTCCTTAAAGCGGGAGGCATCACTGCCCGCGCCGCGAGAAACACGCTTCACGCTTTGCCGAATGGGGGCGGCCTTGCTGTTGATCGTGGTCACGCTGCTCAAAAGTTCCTGAGCCGTTCCAGTAGGGTCCGAACTTGAGACCTCTCCTTGTTCCTGCTGCTGAAGGTAGTCAGCGATCAGCTGTGAGTTGCTCGCAACTTCTCCACCTTCTTTAAGCAATCTAGGAGTTGCAATAACATTTCCAAAACGATCTACCCTATTCCCTAAGACATCGGAGAGTTGAGCGTTTTGGCCTGCAGTACGGGCAGTTAACTGGCCTTCTCGAACCTCATCTACTGAAGGCATCGCAGCTCTTGCAGAGAAGTTGCCAGCGCGATCCGCTGCTGTCCCAAACACATTAGACAATTTTTTGTAGCTGCCCAATGTATGGGGGTCCAAACTGCCGTTGCCCATTGAGCGCGCAGGAGAAGCGGGTGCGGACGGCGAGCCAGCTTGCTCCGGAACCATCGGGCGCTCATAGCTATTTGGAGGAGGAGGCAGGTTCACATCAAACGCTGAAGTACTGATTCCAGCCGCTTGACGCTTGAGCACCTCGTCCTCAAAAGCGTTTAAGCCGGGGGGCCTTATCCCCGCACCAGGAACAGTGGGCACACCGTAGCCGGGGACAACAGGGCCGCTGGGTGTCCCGCCTGTTCCAGGCCTTGGCAGCATGGTTCCCGGGCCAAATTCCCCTGGGCCGGTAAGCATTGTTACTGGGATACCCGTAGGCGGAACTACCGGGGGTGCCACAGGTGGGGGCGCTACTACCGGAGGTGCTACCGGTGGAGGTGCTACCGGTGGAGGTGCTACCGGTGGAGGTGCTACCGGTGGAGGTGCTACCGGTGGAGG